TAATAGCCATAAACCTCATAAGTCTGATCATCTTTTACGCTCTCAAAATCTTTAAACTTAACATCTATTGGTTTAAGTGAATTTATAGCATTTACCAGGTGTTTTTTGATGTTTTTATTCACCTGTGAAATAGTAGGTATATTGTAATTAATAAGCTCTAAAAACTCAATAAAATAACTTCCTGTAATTACAGCGTGTGTAGCTGTTAAACCGTAAGAGAATAAAAGCTCTTCTTCAGTTGATTTTACTATTTCAAGTTTAATATTTAGTAATTGTTCAATTTTAGGCTTTTTTGCTTCAGCTTCTTCTTTTTTACGTGTATATTGAGCATCGTGAATTTTAAAGCAAAATGAATAACCGTGTATTTTATTATACGATACGTATTGCCCTTTTGCGTTTTGCATTAAATATATGTTTGCTGTGTTCATATTAAAATAGTGTTTCTTGATTATTATTTATTAATGTTTTTGCAAATCCAAAAATTTTAATATCTTTATTTGCTTGCTTAACTTCTTCAATCCATTGATTTGCTTCTTTATAAAAATCTTTTTTTATTTCAAATCCAAATGATTTTCTATTTGTATTATTAGCAGCTATTAAAGTAGAACCTGAACCGCAACAAGGGTCAATAACTACATCATTTTCGTCTGTAAAAATTTTAATTAATTTTTCAAGCAAAGCAACTGGCTTTTGTGTAGGGTGTATTTTTCTAATCAATGGATTTGATATATCATCTTTTTCCCAATCAATACAATTAAATATCATTTTTCCATTATTATTAAATTTTGGTAATTTTTCACGATAAAAAATAAGACCATATTCGCAATTACCTACAACTTTCATATTAGCTTTTAAAACTTGAGCTGAGAAATTTTTTCTAAAAACTAAATTAATATAATTGTTTAAACCATATCTTTTAGCCAATTCAATTAAATACATTTGTTGGTCAAAAGCACAAAAAACAATCATGCAAGGTGCTTGCCCTTTTTCTTTTGGTTCAGGTCTTAAAAGTTGACTAGCAAAATGCATAAACTCAGCAGGTTTAAAGTTTTTATCAGTATCAAAAAATTCTTTTCCGGCTAATTCACTTTCCCCATTTGAATTATCACCATCTTTATACCAAGCTGGATTTGATGCATAAGCATTTACTCCTAAATTATATGGTATGTCAGCTATTATTAATTGCGCTTTTGGTATTTGATACCTTTTAAAATTTTGAAAATGATCGTTATAAATTTCTGTTTTCATAATATAATTATTTAATTAATCTATAAAATTCGTTCCAGTCTTGTTCATCCCAAGTATTAAAAACTTTGTTATTTAAATAAGTATTTTTATTTCTTAATTTATCAATTACAAAAAATAAATTTTCTTTTCTTTTAAAATTAGCAGTTGATTTATTTATTTCTTTTATACTAGCTTCATATCTTGATTTATAAAGACATTTTTGTTCTAATTTTTTTTCTTTTATAAAATCGTTATATTTTTTAATTAAATCTTTATCTCTTTTATAATATAAATCTTTTAGAAATAAATACACAAATCCTTTGTTAAATCGTTCAGGATTGTTTCTCGCCTGAGTGATTGTAGACCTTCCTAAATTTAACTCTCTAGCAATTATATAATCTCTTTTATGTAAATTTTCTTCAACGTACAAATAACGTAAAAATACATATAATTGAGTTCTATTTTTTTCGGTTATATCAATACCCCAGAGCTTTTTAATTTCTAATAAAGTCATATTAATTCTTTTAATACTTGTTTTAAACTTTCATCAATAACTATTTCACTAGCTAATTCTTTACCGTTTTTATAATCTTCAAAAAAATTATCTAGTATAATTCTTTCGTTAGGAGTTAACTCCTGGAATAATTTTCCGTTTACGTGCCATTTACCAGCTATTAATTCTATTTTCATAATATTTCTTTTATCTCTCTAATTTTAACAAAAGGGTTATTTTTTCTAAATTCTTGATAAGCTACATCAAAGCTATAAGCTTCTACAATTCTTTCACAATCGATGCATTCATCGTTTTTATGTTTCCAGTAATAAATTTTAAACTTCTTCATCAAATAATTTATCTACGTTAGTTAATGTTGTTTGTTCCGCTGTTGTTTCTTGTAGCAACCATATAATACACTCAAAACTTAAACTGATATAAGAATATTCATTTTTCAATGCTTTTATTAATTGTCCTGTTGAGTTAGGGTATTTTTTTGCAGAAACTTTTAATTTGTTTCTGTTCTCTTTACTTAGTCTTTTCCAAAGTGTTTTCATCTTTAATCATTTTATAAATTGTTAAACTTAAAAATATAAATATAGTTCCCATAACTATATTATTTTCTGTGTGCATTGCTATTGTAGCAAGTGTTAAATAAAATAATGTTTTCATATTTTGTTATTTTGATAAGGCAAAGTAATGACAAAAAAAAAATAAAAAAAAATTTTATTTTAAAAAATATTTTTATATATTTGCAAAAAACATAATTAAAAAGTTTAACGTCAGATTGCTTTGATAATAAACATTAAATTAAAAAATATGATAAACGCAAAAGAATTAAGAATTGGTAATTTAGTTGACTTTAATGGACAAGTAGAAACTGTTTATGCAATTAGGAATAGTGGTGTTGACTTTTATAGAGGTAAAACTAAAAAAAGTGTAATAATGCAATCTTATCTTTGGGAAGCAATTAAACCAATAAAACTAACAGAAGAATGGTTATTTAAGTTTGGTTTTAAAAACGATAGAGTTTTAGAATTTTATAGAAATGATTTTACAGATTCAACAATTATAATTGATTATAATTTCATTTGCTTACTTGGGTATTCACATGTAAAATTAAAATACGTTCATCAACTTCAAAATTTATACTTTACTTTAACAAATGAAGAACTAACTTTAAAATTTTAAACTATAAACTATGGCAAAAGAAAAATTATACTTTAGAACTATTGACTATAATACTTGTCATTCTTTAGACTGGCATATACAAGATGCAAAGATTGAAGAACTAAAAGAAATTACACTTGTAGAAGCAATTATTGATAATGATAATAACGATTATGTTTGGTGTACTCACTATGAAACTACAGAAGAAAAAACTTTATGCAATAAAATGAATTGTCCTGCTTACACTTCTAAAAGTGGTAGAGGTAAATGTGAGCATAGAGGTAATTTATTCACATTTGGAAACGAAGTTACATTTAGCGTTCCGCAAGCTGACCACTAATGTTCTCAAGTTTGTTTCAGCTGCAAAATTATTAACTAAAAATTACAAAAAATATGGAAATACAAAAAGCATTAAACGAATTGAAAGCGTTGAAAATAGATTATAATTTAGACTTAGGTATTGATTTTAAAAAAGCCCAATCAGAAATAGACCAAGCCTTGCAATTGCAACAAACTGGTGTTAGCGGTTGTTTTTCTTATAAAGAAGCATTAGAATTTTTACAATTACATACGCCTATTGCTGTAAAACCTATTAAAAAATCAAAATATAAATTTGTTCAGCCTTTTACAAGTAAAAATGCAAGAGATATAGTTATATTTTCTTTAGCCACAGAGTTGAGCAAAAATAACCGCTAACGTTCCGAGTGTTGGCGATGGGCGGATTAAACGTACTGAAGCCGATGTAAGCACGAAAGATTAATAAACGAACAAAAGTAAAATTAATAACATTCAGCCCGCCTATTGCCAACACTTTGTTATGCGTTCGGCTTGGGTTGTACTAAATCAAAAAGTTATGAATATTAGAGTATTTTTTTATGATGGAGTTGATTATTCAACTGGCGAAATGCTATCTGCTTCGGTCGCATTTTCAGAAAGTTATATTGAGTTTATCGGGTATGAATTATTGCCTACTGATGAATGCTCAATTATTATGCGTGGAACTGGGTTAAAAGACAAAAACGGTCTTGAAATCTACGAGGGAGATATACTTAGCTGTAAGGTTTTTATAGATGGCAAATGGGAGGATAGCATTGAGCCTGTGATTTTCAAAGAGGGATGTTTCGGATTGGATTGGTCATTTTCAAAAGATGGTAGTTATTGGGAAATATTAACGAAAGAAATTGAGGGTAAAAAAATACTCGGCAATATTTATGAAAATTTTGAATTGTTAGAGCGTTCGGTAAAAGCTGACGCATAACTACTATATGTAATTAATATTTGTAAACATTAATAAAATCAATATACACGACATTAATTGTATTCAGAATAAATTTAAACAAAATTAAATATGAAACAAACAGCAGTAGAATGGTTGGAGAATGAAATTTTTAGAAGATATAAATTTACACTTCAACAATTAAAATGTGGTCCATTAGATGAAGCAATTCAACAAGCCAAAGAAATGGAAAAGCAACAAATTATTGAAAGTTATGAAAATGGTTATTCAGATAATGACAATAATTTTCCACTAAATTCACAATACTACAACGAAACTTTTAAAAAATGAATACACTAGAAAATTTAATTAATAGCTTAGGATTAAACAATAATCAATTTGCTAAAAAGATGAATGTAACTCCTCAAAAGTTACACGCACAGACTAAAAGCCCCAAGGCTTTATTTTATGCTTATCAATATGCCTTAAAATTAGGTATTAAAGAATTAAAAGGAATTGAAAATAATTGTGAAATACATTTAATTATAAAATAATGAAACCTGAATATTATAAAAACGAAAAAAATATAGACATCATAGATTTTTGCAAAATGTATGATCTTAATTTTAATAGAGGTAATGTATTAAAATATATTGCTCGAGCAGGAAAAAAAGAAAATGAGCTTGAAGATTTAAAAAAAGCTATGGAATATTTAAAAAGAGAGATTGAACATATTATGACACTAAAAGAAAAGTTTTTAGAATTAGTTTCTGAAGAAAAATCTAATACTCTTGAAAAAATAAGAAATAGACGTCAAGAAAAAATGGACAATTATGCTATTGAAATTTTAGAACGTTATCATAATAGCTTATTTATTATTCCTTTAAAAGAAGGAGAAGCGAAAAGAATTGTAGAACATATAAAAAAAGAAAAAGGATTATGACACCAAAAGAAAAAGCAAAAGAATTAGTTAGAAAATACTCTTGCTATTTTTATGGAATTGATGAAAATGTAAACTTTGATGTAGTAATACATGATGACGCTAAACAATGCGCATTAATAACAGTTGATGAATTATTTGATTATAATTCTAAAGAATCAATGCATAATTATTGGATAGCTGTTAAAGAAGAAATAGAGAATTTATGATACCAAAAGATTTTAAAAATATTTCTTAATCACTACAACCAACAACACAATAACCACAAAAGCAAGTATAAGCCTGTTTGCGACTATTTTAATAGTTTCTGAATAGTCAACTTGCTTTTCTTTTTTTGATTGCTCTACGTTGATATTTTTAGCTTTTTTTTCTTTTACTATCTCCTTAGTATTGTTATATACTACTTTTGTATTATAGATGGTATCCTTACCTAATAATATAGGTTTTGATAAATCTATAGGCTCTAGTGTAAAAGTGTCTGAAAACCTAGTTATATCAGTTGTAATAGTGCTTTTATCTTCTATACTTGTTTGCTCTTTATTCTTTTTAACTACACCGCAAGATGTTAAAAGAAACAAAAAAAAGCATAAAACTGTTTTCTTTAAAACACTCCAAAACATTTCACATTTTCCATCTTTATAAGGGTGTTCTATAAAATAACTTTGTAGCACACCATCTTTTGCTTTATATCTATAACAATTATCTTTTAAAGGGCAAAGAAAACCAGAACATTTTGTTATATCACTCATATTTTATTTTGTTAATGTAAATTCAACTTCAATATTATCTCTATTTGCATATACTTTCATCCAACAACTACCTAAATGTTTAGGCATTGCTATTTTTTCAACCGCCCAGCCTTTTCCGCTGTCAAACTCTTCTTTGTAAGTTCCTGTTTTTATATGGTATTGCTTTTTAACCTCAACACAATTTTTATAGTGATTCATTACATATCTTGGATGTGTCATTATCCAACCATCGTGAGTGTGTCCTGAAATAACCACATCTGCATCAGGAAAAATAGAAGCGTGCCGTGTAACGGACAAAGCGCCTTTTGTTACAACACCTCCCCAATGCCCATGGTCATAAGCTATATTTAAAGAATTCCCACCTTGACTATTATAAAAGAAATTTAAATTAATGTAGCCCATATATGCACCAAGCTGAATATCTGTTTTTGCAAAAGCATTTATTCTTTCAACTAAACGCATTAATATATTTGTTTCAGCTCTTTCGCTTACACTGCTTTCGTGATTACCTGTATTAATTTGCAAAATATTTTCAGCATAAGGCAACATTTTTTCGGCAGTATCGTTTATCACTAAATCTAAATAATCATTTCCGTTGTGTTCAGGTCTAATAGCGTTTTTTGCTTTTCTTGGATCATATTTTCCTTGCATCAAGCAAAGCATATCACCATTGATTATTATTTTAGCATTTCTGCTTTTTGCTTCTTCTAAATGTTTAAATAAAAGCTCTCGATTTGTTTTCGGGTTGTCAAAGTGCCAATCTGAAGTTATTAAAAATTCAAATACTTCATAAGTAGATTTTTTTTCAAATCTATATCTGTGATAATTGTGTGCTTTTTTTTGTATAATCATATTACCAACGTGCTTTTGTCCCTCTGTGATCATAATGTACCCAATTTGGGTAAATACCTAAACCGCCCTGTTTCATTTTTCCGCTTAATATTAACCCCTCAATTACTTTTGCAACTTCTTTAGGAGTCATTCCTTTTACTTGAATATCCGCAGCAGTCCCTTTCATATGTTGGCTATCTTTCGCACCGCCTATTTTTTCATTATATTTCGGACTTCTATAACCGCTTGTAATTGTAATTGGTTTATTTATAGTATCTCTTAATACTTGTAAATTACGTGCTAATTCAATGATATTTAAAAGTACATTATTTGGAATAGCTCCACCATCTTTGCAGTTAAACTCCTCAAGTTTAAAATCTTTTGTTATTTTAGCCATATTACTTTATTTGATTAATATCTTCTTTTACTTCTTTTGCTCTGTTTAAAAGTGCTTTTAAAATTTTCCAAATATCAACTTTTAATGCTTCTTCTATATTTTCTTTAATGCTTACAAGTTCTATAAAAATTAATAAAATAGCTACTAATTTTGTAAACATAAATTTAATGGTAAAATTTATCTGTATGAACTCATTAAGCAAAAATTTATCAATTACGAATAAAAACAAAATAGTTGTTTGATATAAAAGCATTTTGCTTATTATATGCGATAATCTTCGTGAGCGAATAGAACGCCAACCATTTAAACGAATGCTTTTAAAAATACCTGTAAATGTATCTAAAATAATAGCTATGCCAACGGCAATTAATAAGCCATAAATTGGCGCAAAAAATAAAATCAATCCTGTAAAAATATAATTAAGATATGTCTTCATATTTGTCGTAAAAAATTTCATTATAAAAATCCCAGTAAGGATTGTTCATCGGCTCTATTCGTAACGCTTCAATAAGCATTTCATTTTCCGCTATTTGGTCGTGAAATTGCGCTCTTAATTCCTTACCTGTTTCTTTGTCTATAACTGTTTTTAACATAGTTTATGAATTAGTTAATTGAAATGCTTCTAATCTTGTTTGGTCGCTAGCCGAACCATTTATAACAGAAAGGTATAAATAGTTTGTAACTGCTATATCAAAAGGTTTTTCACTGATTACTCCAACTTGTGCATTAGTATCTCCATAACTTGCATTTGTGAAAGGTGTTCCCTTTATATTTCCGTTATCAATGAAAAAAGTCTTAATAATTCCCAATGTTTGATTTCCAGCAGTAGCTACTGGTGTTGTAAATATTAAATCAGTTGTACCTGTTGGCATAGTTGGAGAAGTTGACATTTTCCCCCTTATTTGCACCGTTCCGTTTGTACCTAATTTTTTTATCAGCATTAAAGGCATTTTAATGGCATCTGAGGCACTTAAAGTGTTAGCAGGAATAGTTAGCCTATAAACTTCTGTTTCTGAAACAGTACCCGTAACGTATGAAGTAGGAGTTGTTAATTTGTGTGAGAAAAATTTATCTTGCTTAGTTGCTAACCCTGTATTAACAAATGATTGAGTAGCATATCCAACTAGAGCAGTTGTAATTTGTGAAGCTACTGCGCTTGATGTTGTATAAATACTATCAAAATATGTTTTTAAATTAGCTTTTATATTTGCCCATGTTAAACGTTTCCAAAGTGAATTGGTTACATCAAAAGTTAAAAGGCTATCTGTATCAATTGGAGTAGTATAATTTGTAGATGTTACATTATGTAATTCTTCTAACTCATAACCATTATCAACTTTTACAAATATACTTCCGTTATTAGCGTGTGCATAAACAACATAACCAATAGTTATAAGATGATTTGGAGCTGTAGGTTTTATATTTGTAATCTGTCCTGCTGTTGTAGGTGATAAAAATAACATATCACCATCTGCCCACGTTTCACCCTGTAAACTTCCTGTTGTATTTACGCCTCTAATTAATCCGCTAGTAGTAACAAAACCCTCTTGATTATTGTTAATATTTTCAGTAATAAGTCCAATAGTTTCAGCACTTAATAAATCATTTGTGGCTTGAGCTAAATCAATTTTTAATCTTTGCCCTTGCGCTCCATTTACTCTTACAGCTTGATAATTACTTTCAAGTAAATTAGAACCTGTTTTATTAACTACTCTTATAACGCTTTCCTGACCTATTTGTAAAGTAACATTACCTCCTTTTAAACCTAAATCTAAAGTTCCATCTGTATCATTCCATCTTAATTTTGCAACCCCAGCAATTTGAGTTGATGTTTGGTCAAATTCAACTTGATCAGCTTTTATTTGATATTCACCTAAATCAACATTTTGACTAGCGCCTGTATAAGGCACTAAATTTGTAATATTTGGTATAGGTGGCTTATTATCTAAATCATTGTAATCATTTGAAAAAGCAGTTGCCCCTAATTCGCTTTCGTTTGCTTTTAAATTAAGCGCATTTTGTAAATCTGTTTGATTACTTAATGTTCCTTCTATTTCACCCCAACTGGCGCCACTACCAGTTACTTTGTTTATATTAACTGTTGTAAGGTTTTCAGTAGTTGTTATCTGTACATTTTCAACTACTTCACTAATATTTATATCTATAATCTCTGCCATTATTGAGTGATATTACAAATTACTAAAAAATCCCCTTTTATCCACGTTTTTACAGTCCCATCACCAAAGGTAATGCGAATATCATATTTATAATTATAAGGCGCAATATTTATTATTTGTTCATCAATTTTAAACTTACCATTTTCAGCATCTGTTATGGTAATTCCGTTATCTTGGTCTAGTTCTAAATATACAACTCCGTTACATTCTTTTCTAAGTTGCATTTTAATTTCTGCCCCTGTTAAATCAATAGGTATATCATTTTGCAATAATTCAAAAGGCATATGCTCAAATGTATTGCCTCTAATTACTTTTAAGTTTAGCATCTTTTATATATTTTTCTTGTTCAACTTTCGCTAAATATAAATTCAGCTTCTTAAAATTTTTTTCTTTTACTTTTTTATATTTGCCAGCCTCCATAAAAATTATCGTTATCAGGTCTTACATCTTCATTAACGTTAGCGTTATACTCAGGATATGTACTTTGGTTAAAACACATAAAATCAATAAATCGTTGTGTATAGCTTTCTGCTATATCTCTTTCTTTTTCAACTAAATAATCAACCTCAGATTTTTCTACATTATCTGAATTCTCACTTTTATGTTTAAATATACCTTTGTTACTTAGCGTATAGGCAGCATAAGGTAAATAATAAACCATCGCCCAGTGTATAAGCATTGGCTTAATATAAATAGTTAATAAATCTTTATACTTTGTATTCGATACATCATTGATTGTGTTATTCAATATCAAAGTTTGTAACTTAGCGTATAATTTAGTTCCTAGATAATTCTGAATAGTAATATCCTGACTAATTTTAATATACTGAATAAAATCGTCAGCATCAAGATTACCATTTGCAATGGTAAACTTTTTTATATCCTCTGTACTTATTAGTAATGCGTATGACATAGTTATTTATTGTAATTTGGATGGTGTCCGTTATTTGGCATATCAAAAGGAATCATAGCAACTTCTTTTGGATTTCTTACTCTATATCCGTATTTTTCAGCTTTATTAGTGCTTATTTTAGTAGCGTTCGGATTATTAACATCAATTTTAACATTATCAAAAGAAACATAAGTTTGCCTTAACCATTTATGCTTACAATTTACGCCACCTTTGTATAAAAATAAATTATAATTTTCTCCATTATGTCCTTGACCTGGATTAACAATATTTGAATTTGTATTCTCTATATCTTCTTTACGGTATAATTTATCAGCACTTAGCATTTTTTTACAAAATTCACGTTCACCAACTTCAGCACCTGAGTATTTATATCGAGTTATAAAGCGAATACCGTCTTTGTTTTCGTCTTGTTCGCTATTTGCGTTTGGTCTTCCTGTAATTGTTGAGGCTAATTTTTGTAATAAACTTGGTTTTTTCTTATTGTTTAACGCTTCAATTTCTGCATCAAGTTCAGACTCTAGCTCTAAATCAACTTCGCTTTCGTCAATCAATACCCATTCAGCACCTAAGACCTCGCCTTTGTCAATTAATAAATCTGCAATAGTTGGATTAGTATGAGCTGATAATTGCGTGCCTGTTTCCTCTGCTACTTGATCAGCAGTTTGAGCATTTTCTAAATCTGTAAACTCTAAAGGCTGAATGGTTTTGAAGTATAATTTTAATTTAATACCGTTAACCGCTAAAATTTCATCTAAAGCCTCAATAATTTCTAATTGATAAGGTTTAATTACTAAATTATCGTATAATAAAGTAGCTGTTTTTATCTCATCTGCATTGTTAGAAAATCCGCCCCCAGTATCACGCACCCCCAAAAGCATAGGGCTTGTAACTCTATGACCTACAATTAACTTTTCAAAACATTCTTTTGATAAGTATTCATAATGTTGCGGTGCATCGTTTAAAGGTATATCAATAACCTCTGTTGCGTTTTCTTTGTTATTTGAAAAAGATACAATAGTTTTTTGACCTTTTGCTCCTGTAACTTTACGTTTTACATCATTTGCAATTTCTTCCCTTTTCTCCTCAGGTGGTATTCCATTATTGAAATTAATAATTTTAGTGCCTGAAAAACCATTTTGAACATCATTAATCAAATAATCACTTATTTCCTCCTCTAATTTAGCATAAGGCAAAGCGCCTGAGTAGTCGATAGGTGTGTAATAATGAAACCCACTTAAATATGGTTTTACAATAAAAATTTCAACGTCTTTTTTATTACCAAAACCAAATGCAGGTATTCTTTTAAGCTCATCGCTTGGCTTTCTATTCGACCAATCAGGGTGATAATACCAAGCTTGAATTTCCCCTTTTTCATTACATTTTTCTGCTCTCAATGTATGCATAGGAAAATGGTCAATAAAAGCAATTTCATTTTTATTATATCCAATTTGCAAAGCTGCCATTCCTAACAATTTACGTTCTAAAGCAACTTTTTTAAGGCAGTTAGGCTTAAGCATTGACATCAATTTAGCGTACTCATCAGGCTTTTTGTTTGCGTCTAACGCGCTAATTCCTTTTCCATAAATCATATTAGCACAACCAGTAATAATAGCGTTATTTGTTGTACTATATAAATAGCGGTCAATTAGAAATTGAAAATAATTATTGTCAGCACCATATTCAACAAAATCACCTTTTTTGCTTTCGCTTATTGTGGGACTTGTATAGGCACTTAAATTTAAAATATAACTATTCATAAACTTTATATTCGTTTGTTGTTGTATGCTCTACGTAAGCATCTTTATTTATGCTATACGTTTCTTTTGTTTGATTAGTACAAAATATTTTATCTCTATAAACTATGTTAGTACCGTCTTTTATAATTAGAGTATAATATTTATTTTCTTTAACTGGAAAAATAGCTGAAGTAGTAACAAAATATTTATCAATTGAAAAAACGCACTCTATATCTATTTCTATTTGCGTTTCTTCATCGATTATAGTAATAGTATCTGCATTGCAACCGTATATAATTGCACTTAAATTTTGTGGTTCTTCTTGCTCTCTTAAAATAATCATTTGAACTATTTATATAAAAACAAGGTTTTTGCATTTTTGTTTTTATATATAACAAAAAAAACGCATAATAATTAAATTATGCGTTTATTTATTTGTTTACTTAAATTATTAAGTTCCTGAAACAATTGTAAATCCTGCTCCAGTTAATGTATCACCAATGAAATTAGCAGGTACTTTTTCCTGACCTGTTAAAGTCAATGTATATCCGCTTAAATCACCCATTGCACCACCTGTAACAATTGTACCACCTGTAACATCCATTCCGTGCTCTAAACCTGCGTAAAAGAAATTACCGTTGTGGTCTTCTACAATTAATTGAGGTCTACCATAAGCCATTAATTTCAATTCTTTATGGTCTTTAACAGTTAATTTTTTAAAAGTAAGTTCCAACACTTGCTCATAAAAAGTAGTTCCATTTTCACGTGAACTATTTACGTTTTGTGTAAATGTAGAAGCTCCTTTTAATTCGTATTTATAAGCGGATGGTGTTCCTGCTACGTCTGTAATTACGTCGGTGTCCTCTGTATCATAAGTATAACCAGTTGCATCACCATAATTTACAAAATATACAGCTTTTAAACCTCCTACGCTATCCTTACACACTTCTTTTCTTCCATATGTTAAATCACATGCCATAATTTATATATTTTAAAAGTTAAAAAAAAAGGTGGTGTTTATTGCACCACCCTATTACTTAGTTACCTAGTTAGTTAGCTGAGTTAGTGATTCCGTAAGTTACAATTTCAGATACAATTCCGTATTGAACACCCGCTGTAAATCTCATTACAACTCTTACATTTTGACTTCCATCGATGTCTGCCATATCAATCAATTTAACTTCGTTCATGTCATTTAATAAACCTGTACCGAAATATAAGTTTGATTTTTGAGCAGCAATTGCAGTGTTAGAAGCTAATCCATTTGCAACAAAGATTTTAACACCGTCAAAAGACAAACTTCCATTATTGTACCATTGTGTCCCTTGAGCGTTTGTTCCATTTGCTCCTAATCCTGAAGCACCGAACCCACCTAAAGCACGAACGTATGCTCTAGCTACATTTTGAGAAACGTATAAATATAAATCTTCTTTTCCGTATAAAGCAGCAGGAATAGCATCAACTACTTTTCCTAATTCCGCAATAACGTTTGCAGAAGTTACAGTTGTCCCAGCAATTTCTTGAGCAGATGGTAAACCAGCATCGGTAGTTAATTTTGTCATTATACCATCAAACTCACCAGCGTTAGCAGTCACCCCTATCCAAATATTTTGCTCATTTTTTTCAGCAACTTTTGCAGAAACGTAAGCAATTAAATAATCAGCAAAAGATTTAGGTAACGTGTCAAAAGCACTCATTCCCATTTCAATGCCTTGCCATGTAGCATGAAAATCTTTTTTACAAAGTTGTAAGTTCACTTGAAACTCTTCAGGTTGTAAGACTCTTTCAGTTAAGGTAACTGTTGAAGTTGGGTCAAAATCGCAAGTTGCATCTTTAACAATTGAATCAGTTGCCAATCTTTGGATAACTGATTTGAATTTAATGTTTGGCATTACTTCGATACCACCGTTCTCGATAGTTGGTGCAGATAATAATGCAGCTGAGATATATTTTTTTGCAAACTCCCCAGCGTAAGTTGTAGTAATACTTGTTGTTGTAGCCATTTTTAATTTTTATTTTTTAGTTAGCAATTTTTTCCATTACACGATCAAAAGTTGTTTTCTCTCGGTTTTGAGCAAACAAAATTTTTTCTACTTGTTTAACTTCTGGAGAATGAGTCAAAGGCTGAGCAGCAAGCTCTACTTCTTCAACTTTTTTCAATGAAGCTAATTCTGTTTTTAAATTTTCGATTTCAGATTTTAAAGCCTCTACTTCTTCTTTTGAGAAATGAGATTCTTTAACTGTTGATTCGATTACCTTTTTAGCAGTTGGTGCAGGCTCAGCTGATTGCTCAACCTCAACCTCAACCTCAGGAGCTTCAGGCATTGCTTCTTTGATTTCTGCAATTTCTCCCTCTGTTGCAACTACTAAAATACTACCATTTTCAAGAGTATACTCACCCACTGGCAAAGCTACTCTATCCTGTCCGTTAACTATGAACACGGCTTGCCCCGCTTCGAACATTTCTGCTTCGACAACAGTTCCGTTATCTAGTTTCATTTGTTCAAGTTTAACTTCCATTCCTAAAAGTTTCTTGATTTGTGTTAATACATCTGACATAATATTTTTTTTTATAAAAACAAAGCTTTTAAAATGTTGTTGTATTTTTTAGAACTCCGAAACTCTATCAATAGCATCACTTGTCATTTGCCAAGCCTTATTGATTTCATTATAATTTGGTATTGTATTTGGATTTATACCTAAATCTTTTGCTTTTGCTTCAATATTATTAATCAATTTCATTTGTGTATTTAAAACGCTTTTAGCACCATTGCTTTCCGCTTGCATTGTTTTATAAGCCGTTTCATAATTAGTAATTGATTTTTTAATTGCATCTGTGGCAGCTTGTAAAAAAGCAGCTCCTGCTTTTAAGTCATCTGCTAAAGCTAACTCTACTTGATGGCTTGCTAATTCTGTTTTAGTAAACAACTTACTAAATACTCTTTTTTCTGTTGGTGTCATAATTTATCCGTTTGTTCTTGTTATTGTTCTTACTCCGTTATTTTCTGTTACAGTTACATTTTCTGTGCCTGTTGTTTTGCCTATGCCTTGATTTTGTAAATCACCATTGCAACATTCTTTATTATAGGTTCCGTCATCACATAAGCAACCACGTTTACCATTTTTAGGACTTGTTTTACTTTTTGTTTTCATATTCTGTTATTAAGTTTTTAATTTGTTCAACTAAATCAGGTTGTTTAGATAGTTGTTTTTTTTCTTCTAACTTGTCAGCAAAATACCCCTCTAAACTAAAACCTTTAACTATTCCTGTTTTTACGTACTCGTTCCAAATTGTATCATCCTCAACTTTCACTGAAGCCATCCAAGTACCAACTGGAACAGATAAATTGTAAATTGCGGATTTATCTTTTTGCGTGTCTTCAACTATCCAACTTTCAACAACAGTTAAGCCTTTTATTTCTTTGTTATGTTCTAAAGTCCAGTTAGATTGATTACCATTTTTAAAGAATAATTGAGATGCTTTGTTTACAGTATCTTTTGAAAAATAGATATAATATTCATCCTCACCATTTTTTCTATAAATAGGCTTTTCAGGAATTAATACCGCACCCATTAAAATACGTTTCTCATTTGAAACCTCAGCAAGTTTAATTTCTTCGGACTTTAACGCTACAAAATTAGACTCAATTGCAGGCTGTGATACAACGCTAATAGCATCAACACCGCTTAATTTATCCGTTTCATCTATTATAAGTTCAATTAAATTCATAACTTTTTTATTTAAAAACTTGTAGATTTAAAAATTGTTGTATATTTGTAATGCGATTAAACTTGATGCGACATATTTTTTTGGTATTAAATGGATTAAAAAAGCCACTCGGGAAAGTGGCTTTTTTTATTATCCTATACTAGCATTTTCAATTATATTCCTATTCATTGCCTGTGCTGTTGTTACATTATTAGCTACAACATAAGCCTGTACTGGTTGCTGCTGTCCTATTGTTGCTGCTATTTGATTAACTCCACTATTGCCCACAACATTAAACTGAGGTGCAGGTGCTACTGGTGCTGCGCTTGGTGAAGCTGAAGCCGAACCGCCACCGCTATCACTAGACGTTAATAATTGTTTTGCCTTTGCTACATTTGCAAAAATCTGAGCCAATCCCGCAACAAAAGTCGCCGTTTTAACAACTGGGTAAGCTGGTCCTGCTGCTGCACCTGTTGCCTCTGAACCTCTAATTAATGAAGATATAGCGGATGCAGTATCTTTACCTATCTGCGCTAAAGTAAGCGCTTTTTGTGCTGCTTGCGCTTCCTTGCCTTTCAATAATCCTAATTTTGAAAGACTATTAAGCATATCAACCCCATTTTGACCAATTGAAAAAACTGCCTCTACTTTTGCTTTTTGCGTTTCTTCTTCTTTTTGTTTTAAATCAAGTAAAACTTGTTTTCTTCTTTCAGCATAAGCTTTTAAATTTTCCTCATCTTGGGATTGATAAAAACTTTCTATTTGTTTTTTCTGTTCTAGTGATAAGCCTTTTTCTTCAGCTTCTTTTAAAGATGCGTTTTTGTTTTCTTCTAAAGTCTGAATATTTTTTTGTCTAACTCTGTCTAATTCCTCAACATTTTTTATCTCGGTATATTCTTTTTCTTTTTCTTTAAATTGGTTTAAGAAATTTAATTTTTCTTGCTCCTTTTTTAAAAACTCATCTTTTTCTTGTTTATCAAATTTAGCATTGATAAGTCTTTTTTCTTCAGCAATTACTTTTTCAAGTTCAGTTGTATCTTTGCCGAATTTCTTTAATAAATCAAGTTTAGACTTATTTTTATCATCAACCGCTTCTAATTCTTTTTGCCTTTCACTTTTATTTATATCCTCTAAATAATTAGCTGCCTCTTTTTGAATTTTTGTAATTTCTTCAAGACCTTTTTTTCTTTCTTCTAGTTCTTTTTGCCTAGCTTCTTTTCTTTTATCCGCTAACTCTTTGTTATGATCTGTTTCAGCTTGTTTAATTTCTACATTTTGTTGTCTAATTAACGCTACTTTATCCTTTTTAGATTGGTAATAATTATCACGTTGTTTTTCAAATTCCTTGTAAGTATCTTGCGTTAACTTTTCCTGTGCTTTTATAACCTCCTCTGAGGCATCTGCATTTTTTAAAGAGGCTAATGTATCACGCTCTCTTAAAAATGTTGAACGTGCCAACATTGTATTCTTTTGATTTAAAGCTATTTCTTCATCTTTATGCTTTAATGCAAGTTTACGCAACTCCTCCGCACTAGCTCCAGATGCTTTTGCTAAATCGTATTGATACTTGTTATAATCTTTTAATTTACTTGAACTATCCTCAGCTTGTTTAGACTGCGTTTTTAAAGCTTGAGTATTTTTAGCAGTATTTTTAGCCGCTAAATCGTTAGCCTCTGCGCTATCTTGATACCACGATATTAGTTTATACCCAGCTGCTACTAATCCAATTATAGCAGTTGTAACAACTCCTATCGGATTAGCTGACATAGCAGCGTTAAAAGCATATTGTAAGGCTGTACTAATCTTTTGTACTACTGTAAATGATTGAGCTGAAGTATATAAGGCTTTGAAAGAAGAAGCGCTTTCTCTAATTCCTCTAATACCCTCAGACAAAGCCATTGCACCCTGCACCTTTACAAGTGCTTGTTCTAAATCTTTACTCTCAGTACCAAAGGCAGCCATTACACCTTGAGTTGCTGCAAACCCTGAAGTAATACCTTGTAACGCTCCGCCTAACTTATTATTAAAAGTTGTAGCCGAAGCATCTACTGCCATATCCGTTTGAATTTGTACTTTACGATAGTTGGCAACAGTAGCCAATAAATCCTGATACTCCTTTGATGCACTTTGCCCCGCTAAAGCTAACTCGTAAAGTCTATCCTCAGCTTCACCCATTCTAGTAGTAAGTGGCTGCAAATCTCCGTAAACTTCTTCAAATGTTTTGTCAACTGACCTTGCTTCAGCATCTACTTTTTCAAGCGCCTTAGATAAATTTTCTAAACCTCCAACGGCTTGAACCGTTGAAACATCAATCTCTATTTTTTTAGTAATTGCCATTTTGCAGCCTTTTTAAATTCGTTAAACGTTTTAGGGTATTTATATTTTCCTTTTGCGATGTCTATATTTTCGCTAACTCCTATCTTTTGAAACTCTAACATTTCAATAATTAATCTAAGCATCTTGAATTATTATTAGTTGTTCTTTTTCTACTGTTGATAAAATACATACCCTTTGCTCACCGCTTGTATTCTCTTTTATATTAACTTCTATATACCCATCATGTTGAGTGAAGCTGTCAATAATATTTAAAGAGTCTACCTCTATTGACCAAGTTCGTTCTTGGGTATAATAATAAGTTAATGTTTGGGCTGTGTTGTCAATATACCTATCTGCTGAATTATTAAAGTTTATATTTCTGAAATCTTCAATTAGTTCAAAATCACTTTCAAAAGTGGTCAGGTCTGTTGTATATTGATTAATTATATAACGCTTATTTCTTATTACTATCCTATCATTTAATTTAAGTCGTAATAATTCAGTATATGGCAACCTCATTTTTATTTTAATCATTCTTGACTTTAAAGAATAAAGATTGCTTAAATAGTCTAAATAATAGTTTTTAAATAAAGTATTGTAAATTGGATTGAGGTAAAAACTTGATATTTCAACGCCCCAATTCAAAGAATTTATAACCCCATTCGCATATAGTTCTTGTCCGAACACATTATACATGCTAATTAAATTCGTTGTAGACCCATTATTAAAATAAAAAGAACATCCTTTTCGTTCATTTCTATAAATAATAACTGGCTTAGGTATGTATTTGTTTAAATCACTTTTTAAGGCATAAGCAACTTGTAAAAATGTAGTGCTAAATTTATTAAACAATATATTTTCAAATGGTAATTTTATAGTGTATTCGCTTCCGTCGTAATTAAAAGAGTAGTCTAAATTACCATATTCACGTGAAAATAAATCAAAGAACTTTTTGTTTAAAATGCTTTCGCTTTTCTCGTACTCAAATTTTATTTTCTTGTAAGGCTTAACCCTATTAACATCTTTATCAGTTATACAATATTGGCTAAAATCTTTTATTTGTCCTTCATAATACCATTGCTCTAACTGTTGTAATGTAAAGTTTTCCCCATCTTCACTAAATGCGGTTAGATTAAACATTTTTAAAATACCGGTAAAAAAGTCAGATACTTTCATATCAGGCATAAAGCGTTTTAAATCCAAAGGTATAGTGGCAATAGTAGCACTAACATTAGCAGTTGAAAAAACATCAGTTACAGTATAAGGTGATACAGTTCGTCTGCGTATGTGTTTAGCTGTTGCAGTTCCTGTAATTGTAACCGGTACTGTTGACTTTATTTTATAGGTATAAGTTCCGTTATCAATCATATTAGCGTTGTAAAGCTTTGAAATACTTGTGCCGTACCCTGTTTCGCTAGCGTATAAAGTTCCCGACTTGTATAATAATAATTCCCAATTTGTTGCAGTAGATAACGTTAAATTTATTTGAAAATAACTAAAAGTATTTGTTTCTGTACTTGTAATAAAAGATTGTTTGTTAATTGTAAATTGTGAAGATGTAAATTGTGTCATAGAACTATTATTAACAATAGTATTAAAGTTAATCGGCACCTCCTCGCTAAAATTAACTGTATTTTCTTCTTTATTTTTTAACCATAAAAAAGCCTTTTTAAATCTTTCATCATTTAAAAAACTACCTGAAAAAGTTAAGTTATATTTTGAAGCAATAGCATCAAATATTTTAGAAACTTTTAACGCTGGGAAAAGTTCGGAATGAACCATTGCGTTTGCCGACATAGATATATCATTTGAACCACCTGTGCCATATTGCCACGCCCTTGCAGAACTTATTAACGGATACATTAAATCTAAATCCTCGGTTGTAGTTATTGTATTCTGAACATTTGCCCCTGAGTAATTTATAGTATATTCATTTACCTCCTGAATGTCTTTTAGTTTGTCCTCTCCAAATTTATCAGCTAACGATTTTAAATTACCATAAAAAGTAAGTTTATAATCTTCTACTCGATTATCTTTTATAGATGCGCTTTCTAACTGCCATTTACCTACTCTAAAAGTTTGAGTATCTATTTTAATAAAACCATCGTATCTTATTCTTTGGTCATATCCATTATCCAAACCGCTTTCGTACCAATGCTTGAAGATATTATTATTATTTGCACTTGCGGGAATAGTAAAAGATTGTGAATAATCAGTAAATACTTTTGAAATATCGTTAATATTTTGAATAGATGAGGTTATAGAAATCTTTTCATCGTCGAAAAGTTCTATTTCTTTTGCTAGTCCGTCAATATATATATAAAGCTGTACCATTAAATAACATCGTTTATAAGTCCGTAATTGTACTCAAACTCAATTTCGTAATTAATATTCTTATCTTTCAAATGTGTTTTAATATCAAAGCTTTGACTTTTAACAATAGCAGGCTTATTGTCTAGTAAAACAACTTCACTCAATAATAAATCCTGTATTAACTCGCTGTAATTCTCATCAACCCAACCAGTATTACATTTAATTTTTTGCGTACCTTGAAAATTAAAACGTTTAGTTTGCCCTTGTAGTGGATTGTAATCAACTGAGTTAGGCATCATTTTAAAGTCTTTTGATTTTACCTCGATGCTTTGAGTATTAGCTTTAAAAAATGTTAAGAATTGCCAACCACCATAACGATTAATAAAAGTGCAAGTGATTGGGGTATATTTAGGCTCGCAAAGTTGTTCAGATATTATTGTTAAAACTACTCCTACATCATTTTTTGTTAACTCTACATTATTACTTGTTATTGGAATTTTATAAACAGTATCATTTAAAACTGTAAAAACATCGGTAGTTATTCCATTATCGCTATCGTAATCACCAGTTTTTAAAAACACATTGATATAAGGTATTGCATTATGTCTGTACATTTTTATATCAGTATTTACCAATGGAACTATATCATCTTCAGTGCCTTGATTATAGCCACCCATATAATTAGCATAACCATTTAAACATACAAAAGTAGATTTATCTAATTCTACACCATCTGAAAAAAGCTTTACCTCCATAAAGCACCAAGTATTTGTATTTTCCTCAGTTGGTGATGTTACAACTGTTGGTGAAATTGGCTTTATAAAATCTTTTGCGTAATTAGATACATTAATACTAATTTTATTTTGGCTTGCACTTGGTACTTTTTCTGTAATTATATATTGTGGTTCACTAGGTATTGATTCACCTTTATACCAAAGTTTTATCTCTAACCTAACAATTGATTGGTCTGGCTCATCAACTTCAACAAAATAAGGACTTCTAACAAATATTTTTTTCATTTCTTTAATGTATATTTTAAAAATTCTTCTACGTCTAAACCATAAGCCTCTACTAACTCATCAGGCATTTTATTAAAAGCACTTTGAAAAGGCTTTGTAAAAAATAAACTCGGTTTAATTCCTTTTTTAAAAATCTTTAATGCAACTAAAAAATTTATTTGCTTTCTACTTAAAAATTTTCCTTTCTCATCTCTTGGTGCTAAACCTCTCTTGATATTCCATTTATCAAATGCTTTTGGGGGTGGCATACCTTTTAAACCTCTTTTACCTCCTTTGCTTTTATAACTAAATGGTGTGTTATATTTTTGTTCTATACCGCTAACTCCTTTATCTTGAAACTCGCCATAATCCTCCATCAAAAAAGATAAACGAAAACTATTTGCGCCAACCTCAATTTCTTTATCAAGTGAATTATATAACTTTTTATCTACGTTTTTATTTTGCCTTGTTAAATTACTTCTACTTTGCTGAATTACATACTTAGCAAAGTTGTTTAAATATTTCTCTGTTTCTTTTTGATTTAATCGCATATGGTCATATCATTTCTAACAATTACATCAAAAGTTAACGCCCAACCTGCTAAATCGTTTTCAAATCTTTCTGTAAATGGTTCAAAAGTGGGATTGCCTGTTAACTCGTAATTGTCGTTTCTTAAATCACCCCTGTTCAATCTATCCATCAATCTTATACCTAATGCTAGTTGAGTATTCCAAATGTCTTGCTTATTATCTTGTTCTTTTTGGTTTAGCAAGTCCATCATTATAATACTTACATTGAATTGAATAGTATTACCTTGATGCGTTGCGTTATTGATCATAATATGCGACAACGGAAATAATGTTCTTTTAGCTAAATCAATAGAAAAAATATCCCCCTCGGTTACTGTGTTAACAAAAGGCTCTTGTAATAAGGCTTCTTTGATAGTATTTATTAAGTTATATACCATTATTTTTTAACATTTTATTTTCTAGTTCTATTTTCTCTTTCTCGAATAATAACCAAGTCATTAATTTTTTGATTGGTAATGCTGTAACGCTGTCAAATTTGAGAATATCTCCTCCAGCTGCTGCGTAAATTGATTGATACCAACCCCATTTTTTTCCAAATGATTCTGTATAGCTTCCGATTGTTCCGCTTGATTGAGTATATAGTACTTCAAACCTTTCAATGAGTCGTTCATTAAATCGTAAAAAAAAACCATTGGACCAAGCGCAATATCTAAAGGCATATATTTTAATACCTCTGAATATTTTTCAGCAGTTTCATAAGGTTCAATGTCGTAATAATCTTTGTATTTTTTAGTTATAGGTCTAAATAACACAGCCATTGCCTTATGTAATGTATCAGTATCTTTTAAATATTCCTCACAATCTATAAACTCACCGCTTGTAATCTCTTCTAAATTTGGTATAAAACCAAACTCATATTTACCAAGCTTAAACGTTTGCTTAAATTGTGGTTTTTGGTTCAGTATTTTATTTAAGTGTACTAATATTTCTGATACGTCAACTAATTTTATACGTGCTACGTCTTTTAATTCAAGCTTACAAAATATTTCAATTGTTTTTTGATTCACAAAATCACTAGGTTTATTTTCTTTTACCAATTTATCAAATCTTTGATATTGGTATAAAGTTACTTCGCTTAGTGATTCAGGAATTTGTATATCTATCTTCATATTATAAAAACATTAAAAGTTGATTTTTGTATTAAGTGCTATTTTATATGCTTGAATAAGTTTTTTAATTTCGCCAACATTTCTAGGTAAATTTATTTTTACTTCTTTACCTGTTTTTTTTAGTATATATATTTCTACAACAGAAATCATTTGTCCATACGTTGGCTGATTAGTAGACATAATAATTACCTTTGTTTGGCGTTCCTATTGATTCCATTTCGTGATATCTAAACGCATCAATTGCATGGTTAAACATATCAATAGGTTTATTAAGTTTAGCACCTGTTTTTTTATCTTTGTCCCAAGCGTATTTTCTTAATTCATTTATTAAATTAGTTGATTGCTTTGTAATTAAATACTCTTGCTCTTGCATAACTTGAATACCAAAGTTAATACTATCTGAACCTTTGCGTACTGCTCTTGCATTAATCCCAAATGACCTTAACTCTGCAATAGATTTTGGCTCTGCACTATCACAATAACAATCATTTTGCGTTTTAATAAACTTTGCAATTTGACTATTTGATAATTCTTTTTGATAGCAAATTTCGTTTACTATTCGTTTATCATTCCATTTATAAACCTCAACTATTGCGGTAGGGTCATTTGAGTAACCAAAGTCAACACCGTAACCTAAAAGCCTTGCATCGTTTGGCAATACGTCAATAGTTTGCCAGTTATTAAATATAACACCATCTAACGTTCCTATCTGTCCAAGTCCATAAACCTTGTACCAATTATCCCAATAAGCAGAAGTCTTTGCTTTTTCTTTAGCTTTTAAAATAAAGTTTAAAGCACTTTCAGGACATGCTTCATTGTCTTGGTAGTTTACAATTAAAAAATCTACGTCATGATCATTTTGTAACTCGGTATGAAACCAAAACTCATTAACAGGATTCCAGTCTAAATAAACGCCTTTCTTTGTACGTGAAGCTAATTCTGTATAAGCGTGAAACGTCATATTATTAGCCTCATTCATATAAAGATAATCACGTCTTGCACCTCGCAACTTTGCATCATTATCAGCACTAAAAAATTCTATTTGAGAACCATTTGCAAAAGTATATTTAAAATCGGTTGCGTTCCATCTACTATCAACAAATCGACCTGTTTCAATCATTATCTTTTTAAAATCTTTCATTGCACCTCTTTTCAAATGTGGGATTGATTCGGATACAACTGAAATTTCAGATAATGGATTCTTTGTTGCAATATCAATTAAAACAGGAAGAATACCAAAAGTTTTACCAGCTTAAAATATCCCCCTGCTATTACTAACAGGGGGATATAAGGCAGACGTGCCACCCTGCACGCCTTTTGTAAATTTAGTTAAACTTTTTATTTTATTTATTACTGTTGTTCGTATAAACATAATCTAAATATGAAAATGATAATTTATAAAACTCTGGTAATCCTATAACATTTACACCTATTTGAAAATGTATATTAACATAAAATTTTATTAATTGTTTTTTAAAGTATTTACTCATTACTCAGGAAATAAAGGTTGCTCAGTTATTATAGTGCTCTCAGTTCTTTCTGTAAGGTTGTTTAATCGTTGTGTTATACTTGGATTATATATTCCTGCCATACCACCCTCAATTTGGTCTGTTCTAACAGCTTTGCGTATACGTGAACAGATGGTTTGATATTCAGTATATCTTTGTTCAGTATTAGCAAAATATTGGCTTAAATCACTTATAATTTCGTTATCATAACACCAACATTCAAATCCATCTATTGTAAGTGGTCTTTCTTTAGTTCTATAAACCATTTCAGCATCTTTACCAACATAGTCTTGAACTTGAATAGGATTACTTTTTACCCATTTTTTATATGATTCAAAGTATTCCCACATCTTTTCAGGTGTTTCTATGTATTTTTTTTTGCCCATAGTTAATCTCTCATTTCTTTAGTACTATATTCTAATCTTAAAACTATTCTATCTCCTTTTTCGTCAGTATAGTTAACTTGTGTTGAGCTTAAATCCTCATTATCTATTTGACCTGATTCAATATATTGAATAAACTCTTTTAAAACTTTAATAGTATTCTCTTTGAACCTATCTTTATCTATATTATTTTTCATTTGTTTGTACTTCATAAACACGTTCAATTTCTCTAATCATATCACGCCAACAAGATGCGCAATTAGTTGAAGCAAAATCAATGTCAAATACTTCTTTGTAAATTGATTTTAATTTATTTTGCAGTAAAATTGTAAGCTGTTCAGGTTTATTCTTTAAAAAAGTATTTAACCATTCAATTGAAGTTTCGGATAAACATTTTGGTTGTCGATAAGACCATAGAGCATTAAGTTTTTCTCTTCTTTCTTCGCATCCGCAGTCAATACCAGTTAACTCAGATACTTTTTCTACTACCGCTTTAATTCCTGTTGCAGTTGTAATTTGTTCTATTGTGTCGCCAAGTCCTTTTGGCTTTCTGCCTCTTGCCATATTATTTTAAATTATTATAATCGTTTTGAAATAAATCTTTTAATTTTCTTTTATGTTCTTTTAATGAATGAAATATACTCGTTTTACTAATTTTAGTTTCATTTGATATTTCCTGCATGCTCATTCCTGAATCTCTATAAAGGCTAAATAATTTTTTATCGTAAATATCCCAACTATCAACCTCAGCTTTACATTTAGTCATAAAGTTAAACCAGTCTATTTCTTCTAATTCATTAAAATCATTGTACTCAATTTCAAAGTTGGTTATATCTTCAGAATGGGTTTTTTTATGATAATTTGTAATATAAACATTTCTTATAATTATAAATAAATAATGCTTATTTAGTTTATCATTTATAAATAATTTATCTTCTTTAGCGTAAAGGCTTACTTTTATATAAACGTCCTGAATTATATCCTCAGCATCTTGCTTGCTAAAAACAACAGCTAAAGCAATTAATTCATTATGATATTTATATAATCTTTCTAGCATAAAATAACCGCTTAAAACTAACAAAAAAGCGGAAAAATATTTTAAGAACGTTTTAGTTTTTAACTAACTCCGACCGAGGACACCTCAATCCAAAAAAGTTATTAATTCAAATATAATAAATTTATTCTAATTGTAAACACTTATAGAAATAATTTTTAGACTTTTTAAAAGTTAACCATTTAGCAAATGTCATAATTTGTTCAAATTGTTGATCACTATATTTATGATAAGCTATTACTTTAACCAAAGTTTGAGCGTCTAAAAAATAATTGTATTGTTTAGCCATTTTTTAACTCTTTAATCTTTTGCTTATAAATTGCTATTAATTCTTTTACCTCATCTAAAGTTAATTTAAGCGGTTTATTTCGACTTTCTAATAGTTCTGAATATTGTTCTTTACTTAATAAGTTTTGAAGCCTTAAATCGTACTCTTTTATATTTCCGTGTTTATCTCGGTTGCAGTGTACGCATTGTCCGTGAACGTTATTTTCATTAAAACGTAAATTTGGATATGCTCCAACTGAAAAAAAATGTCCTGCATCAAACTTACCTATTAACTTTTTATTACATGAAATGCAATTTTTGTCTTTATCTCTTAATCGTATGTAAGTATTAAATACTATTTGAGCAGCTTTTAAGACTTCACTTTTTGTTTCTAACTTTTGCTTAATTTCTTTTTTTTGTTGCTTCCATTCTTTCGAACGTTGCCTTTTCATATACTCAACCGCGCACGAAGGATTACAAACTATTTGAGTATTATTCTGCGGTGTGAATTTATCTTTACATACCACGCATTTTCTTTGATATATCTTTTTCATTTTCAATAAGTTGCCTTAGTTAGTTGCGACAATCGAATAGTTAGCAAACAGCTTATGAAGTAGTTTGCGTTAATTTTCTTCTTCGTTTTTTTTCTTCTGAATCATAACGTAAATGACATAATTGGCACATTGCTTTTAATCTATCATAAGTTACGTTGTGGTTTTCTTCATCGTGGTCTAAATGTGCTATTGTTAAAATAACTGTAACATGTTTTGGACAACCTATGTCAATCCATTCTTGATAAGTTAAGTCTTCCCATACTGTTTTACCATCACGCTTAAAAGAATTAACTTTTGAATAATTATCTAAACCACAACATTCGCATTTATTTTTTGCACGCTTTAAAATATCTTTTCTTATTTCACTCCAATTTGGTGGATATTTTGAATAATCTATTGGCATAATTATTAGTTTAAAAAGCAGATTTGCTAACATTTGTTTGTAGCAATAGCTTAGTTAGTGTTTAATTTAAAGTCTGTTTTTTATTTGTTGTGTTCGCTCCGAAATCTGCCGATTTCTTCGCTACTGCTACAAGCAAAGAAATGTTAAACATTCCTTTTTTCATACTTTATAAAACTTATATGCGTTCTTATAGCTTCGCAACAATTTGACGCTCTGTCCATTATCCTACGCATTAAATACAATTCAGGAACTTCAACCTCTGCAAAGTTTACAGCTCTTGCTACTGTCATTTTTTTATCAGTTGTAAGTTCAAATATACGATTTTCGTATAACTTTTTAAAATTTGCACGTTCTTTTTCTAAATAAAAAAGTGTTACGTTTATTTTTTGCAATAGTTCGTTAAGTGCTTCGCCATCGTTTAAGCTTGTATCTTCATACGCTTGAATATACATTGCAAGGTTTTCTAATTCTTTTTCAAAGTTTTTCATAATAATATTTTTTAAAATGGAACATCATCTTTTTCGTTATATGCTTCTCCAAATGCATCTATTGGATTTGATAAAATAATTTTAGGTCCTTCTTTGAAAACGGTTTCATTTTTTTGAATTCCTCTTTGTTCGTCAATTCTTTTAAATGGTGTTTTGCCATTAAATAAATATCTATTTGTTTTAAAATCAAAATCTATATTATCAACATCCATTGGCCGAGCAACTAACTTTTGTTTTTTAATTTTTTGAGAACCAAATACTACTTTAGTGCATCTAAAATCTAAAGCCCTGTTTGGCCTCCAAACAAATAAAACATTATCGGCCTTATCAGCAAATGTTCCACCTCCTTTTATATTGTTTAATGTTGGTTTATAATATCGGCCACCATCTTTTTCGTTTGGCCTTGCTGTATTTTGGTGTGCAACTAAATGAATTGTTATATTATTTTCAACAGCAAATCTTTTTAGTTTTGCCATAAATCTACTAATATATAAATCCTCACGCTCACCTGCTTTTATTAAATGCTCAATAGTGTTATAAGGGTCAATTATCAAATGTTCAATTCCTTGTTTTCGAACTAAAAATTTTACTTTTTCAAATATAGTGTCAATTTTAAAATCAAAGTCAGGATAAATTAAAAAAAAGTGTCTATTTATAAAACTTGAAGCGTTTAAATATTCTACTTCTGACATTTGTAATTTTCCGTAAAAGTTATCCGAAGTCTTACCAACTAACATTTCTATTAAATCATTGTAAAAATCATCCATTGGCATATTTTCAGGACTAAAAACAGCAAACTTATCTTTATCAAACCACGCTTTAATTAAAGATAGTTGATTTAAAAATAAAGATTTACCTTCATTTTGGTAACCAGTCCATAAATTAACCTCTCCTTTACGCCATTTCCAAGCCAAATCAACATCGTCTATGTAAGTAGTTGTACCACGTTCAAGTCCATTTTTAAATCCATTTAACATTGAATCAAAGTTATCCTCTAAAGTAAAGATACCTTCTATTTTTACGTCTTTTGCATCTTTTAAAAGTTGTGACAATTCAAATGCACCATATTTAATTAAATATTCATTTGCATCTTTGCACTCTTTAAAATCTACTATTTTACATTTTTCAGCTCCAAATCTACGAATTAACTCTTTTTGTAAACGTATTCCGTTATTATCTGAATCTACGGCTAAATAAATAGTTTCAGCTTCTTCAAATACGTTATAACAATTTGTAATACATTCAAGTTTCTTATCTACGTTTGTATCGTTTTCGTTTGGCGCTCCTTGATTAACCGAAGTATGGTTTTTGTATCCAGCAACTTCCCAACTCAAAGAATCAAATTCACCCTCACAAACAATTATTTCTTTTTGTCCTTGTAGCCTATCAAGGTTGTACATTATAGGTTCAGCCTCTTTTGCTTGAAAAAATTTCTTTTCTTTTAATAAACGTGTTTTATAGTTTATTAGTTGACCATTTCTAAAGTATGGAAAAATAATTCCGTTACCATCTTTAGTCATTGCTATTTTGTTGGCCAAAATAACTTCTTGATTTATAGCCCTACTTTCAAAATATTTTAAAGCCTCATCTGATAACTTTGTAATGTTTGGCTTTTCAGGTATTTTATATACTATTTGCATTTCTTCACGTTTATATTCTTTTTCAGCAACACAACCTTTCCAACCGCACTTATGACATAAATAAAGTCCAGTACTTAAATTTACAGAAAGACAAGTATCATTTATATTTGTTTTACCTAAATTTACACAATTAGGACACTTGCATTTTTGTTCAATCCTACTCCCTTTTAATTGAATCCCTAAACTATAAAATTTGTCCGCTATCGTCATATTTCATTAATTTTTGGTTAGTAGTTCCTGAATCTATAAAATAATTAACTTGTGAAAATTTATCTAATTTATCCGCCCTTGAAATAAATTCTAAAGTAATATACTTTAATTCTGTTTCAATATGGTAAGAATCTTTACAAGCTCCAATAATTGCATTTGCTATATCCGCCTTTGTAAATCCTTCTTTTAACCTTGCGTTAAATTGTTCTTTAGCTTTTCTTGATACTACTTTGCATTTCTTTCCAGTTGTTTTATTAAAAAAATCTAAAAGCACAGGCCAATTTATTGGCTCTATATTATTATTTATTACATTATCATTTACATTAACATTATCATTTACATTATCAGTTGAATTTGTTGAGGTTTGTTCAACACTTTCAACACTTGTTGAATTTGTTAAATTGTTTTCATCATTCTTTAACGCTCTTAATTCTGCTGAACGCTTACCAGCTTCGCTTCTTTTTGCTTTAACTTCTTCAAACTTAATTAAATCCCTTTTAAGTTGTAATTCAATAGGTTTCCAAGCGGTTAAAATAAGTCTATCTTCTAAAATAGGATTTTTGTCATTTACATATTCAAGTAAATGATTAAATAAAATGCCTTTTTCCTCGTTTGTAAGGTGTTCAATACTTTTAATTAAGTCAGCGTATAATACAAAAGATTTTTTGTTTTCTGCCATAATTAAACCTCACTTTCTTTTATTTTATTAATTTCAGTACGAAGTGTTTTAGCAAATTTAATTGCGGTGCTTTTATCTAAATAAATTGAGTGTTCTATTGTATCACATGAAGGATATTCTTTATAAAAAACAATTTCAATTAAATCAGTTTCTTTTCCTTCCATACAAGTTATTTTATTAACACAAAATAATTGATTGTTGTAAAAGTCTTTAAAATAAATGTCAAATTTTGCCATAATAATAACGGTTTTAAGATACCGATAAACTATTTAGTTAAACGCAAAAAACCCATTAGTTTGGCTTATGTCGTGAGAGCCTCGCTAATGAGTTTTTATATAATATTTTCCTATGTTGTTGTAATGCTCACGACTTCATTACAAATACAAATATAATAATTTATTTTTAATTACCAACAATATTAATAAAAAAACACCTAAAAATTTTCAGGTGTTTCTAAATCAAAAGTTTTAATTAGTAATTGTAAATTAAAAAGGGAGTCCTGTATCATCTGAATCAGCTACAACTGAAATAGGTTCTTTAACTTCAATATTATTTACAGATTGCTCTGCTTTAGATATTTTCCAGCACTCTAATGTATTAAAACATTTTTCTTCTCCTTGTGGATTAGTCCAAAGTCTACCACGTAAATTTAAACTAACTACTGCGTTATCTCCTTTTTTATAACTATCCAATAAACCGCATTTATCTTTAGTTACTTGAAGTAATAAGTATTGTTTATATTCTTCTTGAGTTTCAACAATAAACTCTCTTTTTGAAAATGTATCTGTTACATTTTGAGTTGTTCCAACTGAATGGATTTTTACATTTAATTCCATATTTATTTAATTATTTACGTTTAAATTCTTCTGATTCATCTTCTCCAAATACTCCAAGTTCATAAAATCCTGTAAGTTTTAAAACTGCTCTACTCATTGCACGTTTCTCTGCCATTTCCATAACATACCAGCTTTGAGTATTTCCATCTTTAAAACTATCTCCTTTTAATGCAGAACCGAAAGTTTGAATAGTTGCGTTTTCTTTTGTTGCGGTTGCTTTTACTACGCAAAATTTAGGCTCACAATTTACTACATCATAATGAATAGATACTTGTTCTTTTGCCTGTATTTTGTCAATTCCTGAACGTGTGATAATAATATAATGCTGGTGCTTATAAACATCATCTTTTGTTAATTCGTACTTTAAATAAAGTGCTTTTAATTTTTCTACATTCATAATACTAATATTTAACAGTTAACGAATCAGCAGCATATTTTACCGAAACTTTTGGCACTTCGCATCCCTCACTATCGTAAAAAGGTTCTTCTATTTTCAAAGCTACTTTTAAAAGTTCTTCTCTTTGTGATAATTTTTCTTTTAGTTCTGCCCAAACTAAATCATCTTGAAATTGTATCATTGTTCTACCTGTTACAGGTGTAATTTCAATCCCAAAGAATGAATGTTTTTCACGTGGCAAATGTTTTTTAATCTCATCTCTCACGTTGGCTGTTGCAAGTGCTAATCTTTCAGCCTGAGCAAAAGCTTCAAATTTATCTATTTCACCAGCTTCAATTAAATTTTTAGCAAATTGCTTGCTGCTAAATTCAATCTCTGTTTTATTCGGTAAGAAATTGTCAGTTGCTATGCTTTGTTGTTGCATTAGCTCAAATAAATGTTTACTCATATTTTTAATGTTTTAAATGTATGCAAATATAAAAAAAATTTTTAAAATAAATTTAATTGTTTTTCATTTTGTTTTTTTGTAATTCCTAGATAAGTTTCAAAAATAGTTCTACCTGCTTCGTAGTCTACCAAGTTACGAGCTATTTTTCTTTTATTTTGTTTCCCTTTATAATCGCTTAAATCAATATTATGATGCTTTTCTAATTGCGGTAATTGCCATTCTCTAATTTTAGCATCATTTGTTTTATAATTAGGAATTATAAAGCTTGACCAATATAAATGCCTACCTCTTTTTTGAGCAGGTATTAAAGGCTCATAATATGGTATTACATTTTCAATTACAAATTCCCCTTTATAAAAATGTTTTAAAAAAATAATTTCTTCATAAAGCTTCATATCTGGAAAATGTGGTTTCCAACTATAACGTGTATATTGACTTATATTAATTCTGCTATGTGTGGGACAAGGTGGGGAACTCCAAATAAAATCAAAGTTTTTATAGTTTTCTAATAAATACTGATGTGCATCGCAAACAATTACAATATCATTTGGAAATCGCTTTTGATATAATTTAGCTAATTCATCATCTAACTCAACAGCAGTTACTTCAATTTCAATATTATTTTCTTTTACCACTTCATCCCACTTGTATCGGTTCCC